GCTGGTGATGGGGTTCGCTTGCCGGAGGCCTTGCAGCGCCTTGCGGGTGTCGTCGCCGCCGACCGCGGTCAGGACTGCATCGGAGGCACCGAGCGTCGCGCCGCGTGCGAGCCCCGCCGCACCTGCCTTGACGACGTCCCCGACTCCCTCGCCGTACTGCTTCTTCGCCTGCGCCTCTGCCACCTGGGCCGGCGTCAGGATCTGGTAGCCCGGACGGCTCACATCCTCGGGCGCGAGGGTGACGAGCTCACCAGCATGGTTGCGCGCGTACACCCGAGCGTCCTTTTTGAAGAACGCCTTCCCCGCTGCAGCCGCCTGCGGAACCGCCTCGGGCGGCAGCGCGTTGCCTTCCGCGTCGTACGCCTCGGGCTGGACGAAAGCGGTCTCCGCCACTACTGCACCACCTGCTCGGAGGCTGCTCGTTGCGGCGTCCCGACTGCCGCAATGGCCGCGCGGACCTGAGCGGCTCGAGTCGGCGAGTTGGCCTCGAGAGAGCGCAAAAGGGATTGCTGCTGGTCGGGCGTGAGGGACGAAATCGTGGTCTGGAGGCTACCGATGGCTTTTTGCCGAGCCGTCTTGGCGGCCATCCGGCGCTGACTGACGGCTCCGCCGCCCTCGGCCATCTCGTCGGCGAGCTTGGCGTCATTGTCGGACTTGCCGAGCGACTTCTGGATGCCGCGCGCGAGCAGCCGTGTCTGCTGCTGCAGCCGTTGCTTCGTTGCGCGAGCCTCGGTTCCGGGGATGTTGCCCAGCGTCGAGTCCCATGCTCCCCTGAGCGGATCGTCGATGTCCGAGTCGCCACCGAGCCGCCCAAGCGCTGACTCGACCTCGTCGGCGGCCTCGATGGCCTCGAGAGCGCCAGTGATGCCCTCGACCTTCTCGTTTTGAACCTCGCGCTGAAAGGCAGGCTTCCCGTCCTGGCCCTCGATCCTATCGCGCAGACCCTTGGCCTCGGCGCCAGCCCGAAGCATGTCGAGCACGCCCTTGGGCCGCCCGCCGCCGCCACCTTGCATCGACAGCTTCTCCTCGACCTCGGCGCCCGCGTCCGCGTAGGCCTGCTGGCGAAGGGCGGCTCGTTGCGCCTCGGTCTGCAGCGCTGCCTGGTTGTACGCCTCGAGCGCGCTCGGAGTGCCGATGCGCGCCGCGTAGTCCTTCAGCATCGCATCGCGGACCGTGTAGGCCTGCTCGCGTAGGTGCTGCTCGGCCAGGTTCTCCGACTCGAACATGCGGACCATGCGCCCGTACTGACTGTCGGCGTCGCTGACCTTGTCGCGCGCGCGGGAGTACTCCTCGCGCTTGCCGGCAATCCAGCGCTCGATCTCCTGGTTGCTCATCTCGAGCCCGGGGTTTTGCCCGCCGCGCAGTCCCTGGAGCGCGCCACCGAGCGCGATGCTGATAGCCGTGGCCATCTTGGCCGTCGTGCTGCGGCTTCCCCAGTACTCCTCCATTTGCGGCGCCTTGAGCTGGGCCGCCTCGGCCGCAACGGCGTCGCGCTTGGCCTCGTAGTCGCCCAGCATGCGGCGCTGCTCCGCCTGGCGCTCGGCTACTGCCTGGAGCTGCCCGGCGCGTGCTGCGAACTCGCTCTGCGTCGCCTCGTAGGCCTGCTGCTGCCGCGTGTTGAGCGACATGGCGAGCTGCTCGTTGTAGGCGTCGCTCGCCCCCTGCGCCTCACGGGCGGCCGCGGAAACCTCTTCAGGGACGTGCCCGGCTTGCTTGTACTTGAGCGTCTGCCCGGTCACTCCGAGCCCACGTGGTCCGCCGCCGCCACCGCCGCCGCGCATGGCCTCCTCCATGGCCTGGCGAACGAGCGGGTCATTGATACCCCCGCTGCCTTGCTCAGTGTTTTGGTCTGCCTGGGAGGGCGCTTGGCGATGCTGAGCGAGGTCAGCGGGGTTCATTCGAGCCGGCGCGGATGGCGCGCCTTGCCCAGTCGGCATCCAGCCCGGCTCTTGTGCTCGGGTCGGGTGCTCGTTCGCGGCCGGTTGCTGCGGCGCGAGCTGGGCGCGCATCGCGGCGACCTGAGCCGCCTGATCCTGAGCGGCAAAGACGCCCGGGTCTGGCGGGGCGTCTCCGAGGTCCATCGAACCGCCGCCACCGGGGCCGGCGACTCGGAGGTCCGGGCCGGGAGCGGGCGGGCCCATCGGGCCGAGCTGGGCTCCGGCAGCGCGAAGCTCGTCGTCACTGAGCGGCAGGGGCATGAAGCCGCCGCCTGCGGTCTGCACTGCCGGCATTCCCGTTGCGGGGTCGATGATGTAGCCGCCGGCCATCAGCGGTACCCCGAGAAGGTCCCATTGGTCGGGATGCTGCCGAGCGCCGTGAGCTGCTCGAGCCGCGCGAGGCGCTGGCGGTCTTCCTCGTCGCGGCGCTGCTGCTCGCTCAGCGCGGCCGTGTTGGCCAACGTGAGGCGCGGCGCATTGATGCTCTTGGTGCCGTCGGGGCTCTGCTCGACGACGCCAGGGAGGTGCTCCAGGTCCTGCGCCATGGGGCCAACGTACTTGCCCTCACCGTGGCGCTCCGGGTCGCGGTACTGGAACTCGTAGCCCTGAGCGGGGCGCAGGTCGGGACGCTCGCCGCCAGTGCCGAGCAGCGATTGCAACCGTGCCTGGCGGTCCGCGTTGATGCCGAAGCCGGCCGGGTGCGAAGGGTTGAACTCCCGCGTTCCCGAGTCGAACCCATCGCGAGCTCGAATGTCGCGCACGTCGGCAAGCTGGTCGCGAGCGTTCGCCGCGGACCCGCGCTGCTGGTCGTAGATTTGCCGCGTCTGGCCAGGGCTGTAGCGCCCGCCACCGAGAGCTTCGAGGACAGAGACGGGTTTGATGTCCCGCTTCGCGCGAACGTCGCTCGTCGGATTCGGGTTGCCAGCGTTGCCCGCGCCCGCCATCTGGCCGTAAGCGCCCGCCGCGCCGGAGAGAGCTCCCAGCATCATCCCGGTCTCGACGTTGCTCTGCTGCTGGCCCGCGTTGAAGTTGGCCGAGCCGATGGCCGCGCCCTGAGCCTTGGCTTGCTCGTAGGCGATCTGGGAGCCCATCTGGCCCTGCGCGAGGTTGTTGCGTAGGCCCTCGTACGCCTGCGACTGCCCGAGCACCCCGAGCGTCATCGCGTCGTTTTGCCCGCGCGCCTGCCCGGCGGCGCCTAGGTTCGCTTGCCCCACACCGAACTGCAGCTGTTGCTGTTGCTGGTTGAATTGGTTCAGCGAGTTGGCGTCGTAGTTGGCCTGCCCGGCCTGCGTTGCCGCGAAACCCTGGTCGGCCCCGCGGATCTGCCCGGTGATCCCGGCCGACATGCCCGCGCCCTGCTGGGCCGCCCCGAGCGCTTGGAGTTGCTGCGCGCGGTGCGCCTGCGTCTCGTTCGCCAGCAGCATCGCCGACGAATTGGCGGCGTTTGCCTGAAGCCCGCCCGCGTTGAAGGCGGCATTCCGTAACGCAGCGCCACCGCCGCCCGGCTGAGTGCGCGCCATGCCGTACTGCTGACGCGCGGCCGAGTCCATGCCGGCCCGGAGCTGCCCCTGTGCCGCGCTCGGGCCCATCGGGGCCGCCGCGAACTTGTTGAGCGCACCGGTCTGCTGCTGGAGGCCGCCCAGCGCTTCGAGCTGCCTGCGCCGGCCGTCAGCGTCCGCGCCTTGCAGGTAGCTCTGCCCCTGGCTGCCGACATGGTCGACGCGGTCCGGTAGCGCCATCGTCGGCGCGTCGCGGTTGTAAGCGTCTCCAGCGAGGTTCTGCAGCCCCTGCTGCTTCTGGTCGTACTTGCCGGACTGCAGCGAAGCGTAGGAGCCCGAGCCGCCGAGACCGTAGTTGAAGTTCGCATGGTCGGGCGTGTAGGAGGGGGCCTCCTCGTCGTCGCCGCCCGTGAAGTACCCGAGGGCCCCGCCGATGACCGCGCCGCCCGCCGCGCCCCACGGACCGAGCGCCGCGCCGGCTGCCGCACCGCTAGCTGCGCCCGTGAGTGCCGATTTGCCCTTGTCCATTATTGCACCCGATCCGCGGGTCCCTGCATGCGGAACCCTTGTGGTTTGGCGTCGTTTTCCGTGACCATACCGAACAGCGCGACGCCCTCGACGGCGCTAGTTTCGGCGACGGTGACGCGAAGCGACGTGATGTCTCGCTGTTCCGCGTTGCCGAGCGGGACCTCGAGGTAGATGTCCGTCCCGGCCGCGGGCTGCCCCGTGGTACCGGCGGCGGTATAGACGCGCGAAGCCGTGGCTGACGCGCCCTTGTCGGTGGTCTTGTTGACCGTGACCGTGCATGCCGAGCGGAGCTGCCCGAGCAGCCCGACGCGGTTGACGACGCCGTGGTTGAACAGGCCCCAAGGGCGGATGTCACCGGTCACGGCGCGCATCGCGATAGTGAGCCCGTTGTCGTCGTAGCCGGAATCGCGAACGCGGAAGGGGTGCCAGCTACCAGCGCCGCCAGGGCCCACCGTCATCGTTGCCGGCGCTTGAACGGAGTCCCCTGACCAGCCCGCTTGGAAGGTGGCCGGGTAGTCCGCGCTAAAGGTGTCGATCGAGAAAGCTTTGTAGGCACAGTCGTAGGTGATGACGACGCCCGTGGTTGCGGCCTCGTCGGCGACTGCGGTCCATTGCACAATCTGCTCGGAGTCGTCTGCGCCGCCTTGCGAGTCGTAGTCAGCGCGCGCCGACGTGATGATCGGATAGGTGGTCAAGGTGTCGAGCACCTGGTCCATCGCTACGGGCGAGCCGAAGCCGCGGGGGAGCAGGTACAGCCCGCGCGCCGACTGGAAGAAGACGCCAAGGTCCGTCGTGACCACGCTGCGCCAGTCGATGCACCCGATGTTGAACGGCAGGCGCTGCTGCGTGAAGAACCCGACGCCCGACCCGTCGGGGCCATCGCCGTAGATGACGTAGATGCCCTCTTGCGTGAAAAAGACCTGGTTGTCGCACCAGGCAGAGCCGGTGATGTTGGCAGGCAGGGTCACACGGAAGGCGTCGTCGTCGGCGAACTCGGGGCAGATGCGCGGCACGAACAGCTTGGACGCTTGAGCTACGTTGCCGCGGAAGCCGCCTGCGCACCAGAGACGGTTGCCGCCGACGTTCGCGAACGAGCACGCCGGGGACTGCGACGCGGGCAGCTCTTGGCCGACCTGGGTGTACAGCGTCTTGTTCTGTTCGATGTAAGAGTCAGGCGACTCGTCATTGAGCGTCACCACCGAGTTGACGTCGCCCCCGGGCGAGGCGTCGACCGAGTTGATGAGATGGAACACGGAGCCGTTAGCCAGCGTCCGATAGAACTCGGCGCGAATGACGCGCTGGCCAACGGCCATGCGAGAGATGGTAACCAGAGCCTCGCAGTCGTTCCCGCTCTCTCCGGTGGTAAATGAAACCGGGAGCGATGGCGCGCTTCGCTCAACCAGCCCGTTGCTGTCGATGGAAAAATAGACCGCGCAGTACTGGTACTCGGACTCCGATGACAGTGTCCCGGCGCCAGCGCTCGTCACCGTCACCACAGGCGCTTGCACAAACCCGCTCTCGTATTCCCCGAGGCGATCGACCCACATGGGCTGCGCCCCGGCGACGAACAGCTTTCCTGCGCAAGGCACGACGCACGACGTGGAGTAGCGGATCCCCTCCGAGCGGTGACGCACAGGTGTCAGCAGGAATCCGCGCAGCTCAGTCGTGCCCGAGCTCGTAACGATGGTCTCGCGCGTGTAGTTGATGAGCGCCGCGTAGCCGAGCGGCGTCGACTGCGGCGTCGGGAACGGTGGCCCGGACTTCCCGGCGGCGAGAGGAGCGTCAACGTCCAGGTCGTCTACAGTCGCTTCCAGCGGCCACGTGCGGAGATCGAACCCGCCAGCGCTGGTGTATTCGCTGAACAGCGGCACGCGCAGTAGCGACGCGACGCCAAGCTGCGCGTCCGCGTGATGACGCGCCCAGACGAACACCTGTCCGCCGATGCTGAAGGGCTGAGACAGCGCCTCGCAGTTCTGTTGCCTCATCGGCCCGCTGTTTCCGCCGCTCGAGTCAACGTCGAGGCTCAGAACCGCGCCGGTCGGATCGGTGGAGCCGGCAATGGCGCATACCGTCGACGCCGTCCGCGACGCGAACATAATTGGTCCCACGGCATCACTGAACCGAGCGCCCCATGTGGCCCCGGCGCCCTGGTTCACCAGCGCGGAGTTGTAAGCGCGCGAGCGCAAGCCGTCTGTCGCGTCGTTGTACCCAACCCATACCTGCCCGGCAGAGTTGCAAAAGCAGCTAAGGAGTGTCTTGTTGCCGAACGTCCCGAGCGTCGCTGATGCCGTCGCCACCATGGTGGCCGGGTTCATGCGAGCGATGGTGAATTGCGCCGGGCTCGCCGCCTCCACGTACATAAACATGATGCCGTTTGCCGCGGTCGGGTCGTAGTTCGCGGCCGACTCGATGCAACTCAGGTACACCTCAGCACCGAAGCCGGCGGACAATGAGGTGAGCACCATCACGCAAACGGCGCTTTTCACGCCCGCGGTGTAGCGGTCCGTGATCAACACCAGGGTGTTTCTGTCGCCCGTCGCCAAGAGCACCGGGTCCTGGCGTACGGTCGCGGGCGTCGTGAACGTGAAGCCGATGTCCTTCATGAAGACGGTTCGGCCCGTAGCCGGGTCGAAACCAGTGACGCGCACAAGCCACTCGCCCGTTGGGTCGGCGAAGAACGAGCACGCGGTCCAGATGTAGCCGAGCGCGTAGGTCATCCCGCTCAAGCTCGGAAGCGCTGTCCCGGTGTATGCGCCGATGTCCAGGTCCGACTGAATTGGCAGGGTCTCTCGTGCGGCGGCCGGCATGAACTGCGGAAAGCGCCCGTAGAGTCGTTTCCCGCCGAGTGGTCCGCCGTCTTGGCCCTCTGGCGGCAGAGCCCAGGTGTCGTTCACCGTGTCGCGAGCGTAAAAGCGGTCGTCGACAACGCAGAAGTGCGGCCCGAGACACGAGAGCCGCCCGCTTCCGTTGCCGAGCGCAGCCCCGTCATCATCCACGCTCGTCTTCGACGTGTAACCGTTGCGCTTACCAAGCCGCTGGTTCTTTCGGAACCGAACGTTCTGCAGGTAGCTGAATTGCCCGGCTGGCAGCACCGCGCGCTCGGTGCCCTCGTCCTGACCCGTCGTGAGCCGGAACTCGCTGACAGCGGTTTCAAGCGCCATTACTTGCCCACCCAGCCGGTGTTCCCGGTGCCGGTCTCTTTGAAGTAGCGCGTCGTACCCGCCCCGCCATCCTTGCGGATAAACAGGCTACCGACCGGAGCCGTTACCACCCCCTCCGGCGTGCCGGTGCCCACGAAAACCAGCTCCTCGAAGTCGTTCGTCGGCGTAACCGAGCGCAGTAACGTGGCACCGAGCGCCTTGTTTCCGCTTCCGGTCAGCGTCGTGGTGTTTGTGACAGAGTACAGCATCCCCTGCGTCTGGGTGCCCTGCGTATCGCCGAAAATGTTGTCGCTCAGGTCAAGCGACTTGAGCAAAGTCGCCCGAACGCTCGACTTGGAAGCCGCAGAGACTGCGCCGTCCTGACCGTTGTTCAGGCTCTTGCATCCGCGAATGGTGCAGTACACATCTTCTGCCGCTGCCGCCGCCGCGACGAAAATGCCAGATTCGTCGTTGTTGCTCGTGCGGCAGTTCAGCACGTTGATGAACTGCGTGACGCTGTGCGCTATCACAGCCGCAACGACCCCAAAAGAGTCGGAGTTTTCCACCTCGACGTTGTCGTACGTCAGCTCGCTGCATCGCACATCGGTTGTCTGTGGCGACAGGCCAGACGTTCGCGAGATGACTACCTTGTCAAATGCAGCCGTGCCGCCATCGTCTAGGCATTCAATAGCCAGAATAGGAGTTTTGCCGCCCGTGGCGTCGAAGTGATGGACGTTCTCGAAAACGAAGCTCGGGTTGATGAACGTTGCGGCGCGCCCTACGGCGCGCAAGAAAACAATCTTTGGGTTGTAGACGCTCGACCTGATTCGAAGGTCGCGGATATGAAACGTTCCGGCTTCGACGGCTTCGTAAATGTCGAAAGAGAAAGGGTACCCGGTGCTGTCCTGGAACCCGTAGTGGTCCACGTAGCAGTCTACGTCGCTCACCGTGTGGCAACTGCTCTTGGCCTCGCGAATCCGGATGCACATGCCGCGCAAGTTGCCGACGTTGTAGGAGTCGGAAGCGGTGCGAACGCTGCCGCCAATGATGGCGCAGTTGCTTCCACCGATGCTCGCCCCGCCGTCAATCGTGCAATCGAGCCACTGGCACCGATCGCAGTGACCATGCATATCGGCGGCCGTCAGCGTGCCGGCGAGCATGACGTTGCTGCCGCCGCAAAGGCGGTTGGGGATTGAGGCGGAGACGGCGCCCCCGGTTAGACTGATGCCGTGCTTGCTGGCTTTGTGCGAGCCGCCACGAACCCACACGTTGTAACTCGAAAGGATGAACATCCCGGCGCTGCCGTTGCCGCCAATGTCCTCGGTCAGCGTGTGCACGTCCCGGATTACCGTGTCGAAGCTGCGCCAGACGTTCAGGTTTGAGAAGTGCGCATTTTCGATTCGGATGTCCCTGATCTCGCTGCGGTAAGCGTTGTTGACCTGAATGCCGACGTCGCTGCCGGAGCCACCGCTGCCAACGTTCAGACCGGGGCAGATCAGTTTCCCTGCGCCGCGGATGTGCACGTACCCGGTTACCACCCTAAACAGGACGATGTTGGCTCCGACGGTGTAGGAGTCGTAAAGCGAGGCGTCAAAGCGGACCACGCTGCCGCTGACCGAGTGGACGCGCTTAAATTCCCCGTTGCGGTAGTAGGCGCGGTCGATGATGCTCGGATTGAAGCTGGAGTCCGTCGTGTCGTGGATGATGACCAGGTCGCCAGCCGCCAGCGTCGGAGCGGAAGCGAGAGTTACGTAATCCTCGCCCTTCACGGCGTCGATGCTGATGGTCGGCAGAGCAACGAGCGACGGCGGAACGGTGCCCTGGAAGCCATCCGTCCCTAACGTGATGCACGCCTCGCGCGACGGGAAAGTCATAGCCCGCGCGTCAAGAACAGCCCCGTCCTCGAACTCGATATCGACCCAGTAATCGTCAGGCAGGGAGACCTGAACATCAATCTTGTAGGTGCCGCTCGGGATGTAGATGCCACGCCGGGCGGCGCTGGCGGCGGTAAGGACGCGCTGAAAGGCCGCCGAGTTGACCGTGCCGTTGGCGTGGGGCGACATGCCAAAGCGACGAACATCGAACGGCCGGCGCTCGTCGAGCGGCCAATAGTGCTCGCCGTCGTTGAAGAACATCAGCGTGCCGAACAGGTCGACGTCGGTGCGCGACTCTCCGGCAATGGTGGCTGGCGACTCGGCTACGAGAGTGAGATGGGTCGGCGCCGACTCGGAGCCGTAGAGCACCGTGAGCTTCCCCGAGTCCTTCGCGGACAGCTTCGCGAGCGTGATGCGTGAGCCGGCGCCAGACAGCCCAACGGCTTGCCCTGGCAGCACGACCAGGTCATTCGATGCCGACTCTTTGGTAAGCACCCGGAAGCGATGCAGGGCGTCCTGCGAGAGCCTGTCGACGGCGTCCCCAGCGTTCCCCTCCAGCGTTTGCAGCTGGCGGGATAGGTTTCGTGCCTCGGGTGTACCGGAGACGCGCTGGTAGTCGCGCACTCTCCGCATGGCCGGGGCAGCCATCAGATCCACCGCCGGTCAGCGAGATACGCTTGGAACCCGGCACTGCGTTCCGGAAAGACCTGACCAATCTGCTCCGCCGTGTTGGCGTTGCGTTGGTCGGCGAGAGCTGAGATGCGAGCTGCGCACTCCGCATAGAGCTGGGTCAGATTACCGAGCGGCTTTTCCGCGATGGTCCGGTACTTGATGGCCGCCTTGAGCGCGATGAGCTCGCTCGAGTTGTTCGCGTCGTCGAACGTCGTGGTGTCGTCCGTGAGCAGCGAGCAAATAGGGATGTAGCGCACCGTGCACGTGACGGCGGTCGAGCCGGTCGGCGGCGTCGGGAAGAGCTCGAACGTGCGGACGCCGGCCGCTTGGGTGCCGCGGAGCCGGTAGGCCTTCGGGGTCCAGCGCGAGAAGGTCGTCACCATCGAGAGCTGCGTCCGGTCGCGCACGCCAACCGGTGAGAGCTCCTCGATGTCTGTCGGTCCCCACGCGAGCCGAGCCGAGAGCAGCTGATAGAAGTCGGCTGGGAGCGTGTAGGTGGCCGTACCGGCGACGATGCTGAGCGACGTCTCGGTGAGGAAGTACTCGTGGCCGCGAGCCGCTACGAGCGCGTCATACCACTCGGCGATACAGCTGTTTACGAGGGTGTCGAACGATGCGTCGTTGGGCGCAACGCTCGTGTCGGGCACGAAGTCGTTCGCGCCGCCGGGTCGACCGTCGGCGTACAGGCGCGCCAGATTCCGCAGTTGTGCTCGATTGACGGCGCCCATACGCTTCTACGGTTCTCCGCTCAGTAATCCTCGCTCTTGCACGCCAAGACGAAATCGGTCAGCGCCGTCTCCAGCGCCACCGCGTCGCCCGATTTGAAGGCGGCCATGACGTCGCCGGCAGCCATTGCTTTGGCGCCGGCCATATCGGCCCCTTCATCCTCCATCGGCTCGTCGGTTTCGCCCATGGCGGCGGCGGGGCCTTTCGGTTTCCCGCCGATCGCCAGGAGCAGCGCCGACTTGTTCGGAGCAGCGCCGTCTGCCATCAGACGCCCGCCACGTCGCAGAACACGATTTCACCACTGATGAAGTTGTTCGCGTTCGCTGCGGCCGGGTTCTGCACCGCGCCCGTGTTGTCCACGACCAAAATGTCCACCGTCGCGGCGGTGCTGGTGCCCACGTTGGCGACGGGGCCCGGCTGACACCACCGTTGCTGCCCGGTGGCGTTCACGTTCAGCTGGGCTGTTGTCGAGACGTGGTTCTTGTACGCGCCTGCCAGCGTGATGCGGTAGAGCCCTTGCGAGACCCACACGATCGAGCTGATGTACAGGTTCAGCGGGTTCGTCGGGACGGTCGGCTGATTGCCGGCGTCCACGAAGAACTTGAACGCGATCCGCTTCTCATGCGGGACGTTCGTGCTGCCACCGTAGAGCGAGTGGTCAGCCACGGCTCAGCTCTCCGCCTTGAAGCACTTGATGACGAACTTGCTGACCGGGACCACGACGCCCGTTCCGCCCTTGGCGATGCTGAAGGTGATGCCGCCGCCGACCGGGACCGCGGCATTCGCCACGGTGCGACTGGTGATGGCCTTCGCCCGGTTTTGCGTCCAGGTGCCGCCCGCCACGTCCGTGGTGATGGTCAGCGCTGCGGCGCTTGAGCCACCAGCCAGGTCGATGGAGCGGAAGGTGATGGTCGCGTTGTTCGAGGCGTCGGCGGTGATGCCGGCGCCCGTGGCGACGCCGTACGCGCTGACGATGTAGACCGGCACCGAAAAGGGGTTGACCCAAACGATGGTGTCCGTCGTGGCCGTCGAGGCCGCACCGTCCGCCGCCGTCTTGTCGTACATGACGTAGACGGCGAGCGACTCGTCGATGGTCGCGAGGCCACCCTGTTGCGTGACGTTGCCGGAGAGGCCCTTTTTGGCGAGTCCGAGGTTGGTATCTGCGGGCATTTCAGGCTCCTTTCACGCGAACGAGCCGACGACGGCGTTGTTGGGTTCGGCGTTTTCGAAGTTGAGGTAGCAACCCATGCGGAACTGGTAGTCGTCGCCGTTGGGGTTGCGCAGGAAGGACTTGATGCCGTCGAAATCGAACAGCATCGGGGTCTCGCCAGCGCTGCGGCAAGTCCAGTCCTTCTCGGGGTTGATGAGCCAGGCGTAGCCTTGCGGCACGTCCAGATCGTCGAGCACGGTCATGGCGCCGACCGAGCCAAGCAGCTCGATGCCCTTGTAACCGACCTTGGGATTGTCGGTGCTGACCGGGATGCTCTTGTAGGTCGCCTGCTCTTTGAAGGCGTCCTTCATGTCGAGCGGGTTCATGAGCACCGAGCGAGCGTCGAGGCCGTTCTGCTTGGCCTCGGTCGCCATGTCGACGAGCGTCTGGCTCTTGGGCTGTCCCGCGCCGGCAACGCGGTAGCCGGACAGGTAGTTGAGGTCGCCCGCGGTGAAGCGGTTGACGCTCAAGAACGAGTCCGAGACGGTCGGGTCGGCGATGGGTGACCAACCGGGGATGCCGTTCGGGTAGGCGTTGTAGTCGCCCTGGCGGAACAGGTAGTCGTTCGCCGCGCAGCCCGCGATGAGGGTGTCCCAGGCCGCCGAAGCGGTCAGGGTCGCCGTGCCGGAGCTGGTCTTGCGCGTGACGCTGGTGATGGTCGCTGTTCCCGCGTTCGGGCTCGTGACGGTGGTCAGGCCGTCGTTCGGGGCCGACTGCAGAACCATGCCCTTGAAGAAGCCGGACACGTCGGCCCGGTTCGAGAGCGTGATGCTGGTGCCGGTCGTCACGCCGCTGATGCGACCGCGAGCGCCGCCGCCGCTGCCCCACACCGCTCGAGAGAGCGTGCGCGAGAAGGCGTAGCGAGCCTTGCTCATCGCGTGCTTGACGATGTCAACGATAGCTCCCTTGGAGTTGTCGCCGCCGCCGTTCTTGGCGACCGCGAGGGCCTCGCCATCGATGCTGCCGACCTCGTACAGCTTCTTACGACCGAGCGAGAAGCGGACCTGTTGGGTCGCGCTCTGGTTCGCAATCGCCGTCTGGATGTTGGCGGAGCCGCCAGCGCCCGGAGCGATGCTCACGACGACGTACTTGGTGCCGTCGGACGCGAACTTCGTGTCCTTCTTCATCATCCCGAACGCCTTGGACGCCTCGTAGTTGGGCGAACTGACGTCGTCGGGGAAAAGGACCTTGAATACGTTGCTGCCGGCGATCGTTTCTGCCGCGAATGCGACGCACGGATCGGCGTAGGCGCAGCTGGCCTGACCTAGATCGTTGAGTTGGGCTTTGAACACGGGGAAACCTCCTGGCGTGTCCGCCGCGGGGCTTCCGTTTCGGGTCTATCCGAAGAAACCCAGCGCTTCGAACTCGCGAATTTCCCGCTGCCGTCGCTCCTCAGCGGACTCAGCGCGTGTCGCGGAACCCGGATGAGACGCAAGAGCCGCAGGGACTGTTGCTGGCGCTATCGCCGTCTCGGGTTTCGGAGGTTCCTTGCTGGTTTCCCGTCCAGCATCCGGCTCGGAGCCGGTAGTCCCTTTTTCGCCGTTCGTTTTACCGCCGGCACGCTGGGACAACTCGTATCGCTCGCTTAGAGCTGCCTCGATAATGCCACACGCTGTTGATATGTCAACAGCTCTGCCAATACGTAAGAACTCTTCGTGCATGACAGCGGCGATGCCCTCACGTGCTCGCTCGGGCTTCTCTGCGCAGAACGCTGCGACAAGAGGGAACTTGTCGGCGCTCGATTTCGCCGTCTCGAAGTGCTGCGTCTTGAGCCTTTCGATCTGCTCGTTCTCCTCGCGCGCGTTGCGCTCCTGAACGACGCGCTCGAGGCCCTCCAGTCGCGCCTTGAGCTCCGGATCGGCAGCGATGGCGGCCTTTTCAGCCGGCTTGAACGCTTCGCCCTTGGCTAGAGCGATGCTGCAGTTGCGCCAGAAGCCAACGGGGTCTCCGGTTTTGCTCAGCTTGGCAACGGAGGTGAGAAATCGGGTCGTGTCGCCGGACTCGAAGTCCTCGATGGCCTGATTTTGGAGTCGCTCCATGGCCGAGACGCGTGTCTCGCGTTCCTTGATGCTCTCCTCGCGCCGCTCGAGTTTCTTTTCGCGCACCTCGGCCGCGCCGTGAGCCCGGTGGGACTTGCGAGTGAGCTCGTTGACCTTGCCGAGGTGCTTGAACAGCCGCGCACGGGCCGCCTTGAGCTGCTCGGGGGTAGCTAGAGCCTCGTCGGAGTACAGGGACTCGTCGAGCGGGTCGGTCGCGTCGTCGTCCTCGGCAGACGGAGCAGCTTTTGAGGGGCTGGTCTTGGTCTCCGCGGCCTTCGCTGCCGGCTCCGGAGCGGGCCCCATGCCCATCATGGCCAGGGCGGCAGCTTCGTTGATGGCCGGCGCGGCCGGGGGCGTGGCAGGCGTTGCGGGGGCGGCTTGTGCTTCGCTCATGGGGTCCTCATTGGAGCTGGTCGGGCGGCATCGCCTGGGGTGGCATGGTTACGGCGGGCGCGGCGGCTCCACCGGCAGCGGCTTGCGCCATGGCGGCCTGTTCTGCGGCGGCGGCGTCCGCGGCGGGCTTCTCGGCGATGCCCAAGAGCTCGTCCACATCGGCCAGGAACTTGGTGACGCGGTCGAGCTTGTCGCCCTTTTCCTCGTTCAGCTCGATGCTGTTGGCCATCTTCAGCGCCTCGGACTTCATCGTCGCGAGATCGTGATAGGCCTGCGGCATCAGGTCCTCGGTGTAGGGCCCCTTCGCCACCAGCTTGACGCGCTTGATGGCGTTCTTGCGCATTACCTTGCGGTCGTCGGCCAGGGCTTGCAGGTCCGGGGACTCGACGGCGTCGAACAGCGCGTCCGGCGGGAGCAGCTGGCGATCCACGAAGTCGGCGATCTGGTCGGCCTGCTGCGCCGGGTCCTGCGAAAACAGGTTGGTCGGCTTGGCCTTGAGCCGGTACTTGCTCTCGTCGATGTTGATGGTCGTCATCTTCGACGTGATGAGCTGCTTATCCTTCTCGTAGACGACCTCGAAGTTGGGGTCGTGCTCGCTCAGCTCTTTGAAGCAGCGAATGATATTGCGGTAGGAGTCGAGCTTGAAGCGGCGCCACGCGCGGAACTCGGCGGTGTGGCGGATGGTTTCGGTGTTGGCCAGGTAGGCCATGCCGGGCTTGTGGTCGACGCCCACCGGCTTGCGAGCGGCCATGCTCATGTCGCTCATGCCGCGCTGGTCCTTCGCTTCGGCGGCGAGGCGTTCGCGGCGGCCGATGAGCTCGGCAGGGACGCTCGTGGGGTTCCAGATCTGCGGGGCCTGCGCCATGCCGCCTTCGATCTGGTAGATGTTGAAATTTCCGTTGTTGAGCTGCGCCGGGTTCAGCTTGGCGCCCTTGGGCAGGATGATGCTCGGGTGCGCGTACCGGTCGAGCACCACGTACTCGCGCTCGGACCACTGGTTCATCTCGACCTGGCTCCGCGCCAGAATCTCCGGCTCGCCGCGTCCCCAGAAGCTGCCAGGGTTGCGATTCGGCTTGAACCAGGCCACCGGGAAATAGGAGTGCGGCCATGGGCGCGTGATGAGCGCGAACGGCGTCTTGGACTCGACGCACACCATGTGCAAGCCGTCGTGGTTTGGCTTCACGGTGTTGCCGGCCTTGTTCCTGCCGAACGCCTCGGGGCTGCTCAGGTCGACCCGTTTGCTGGGAAGGTGCCAGGCCTTCCAGACGACGACGAGGTCCACGATCTTGCCCGGCTCGTCGCTCGAAAAGTCGCGCGTATCGTCGGCTCCGGCGCTCGGGGCTTCCTCGACGGCCTTGCGCACTTCGGCGGGCTGGTCGGCAAGGAACGAAAGCAGCACGTCACGCGGCATCACGTGGCGGGCAAACATCTGTTGCGGGCGCGTCGTGTAGCGCGACTCCTGGCGGCTCACGAAGTACTGCCAGTGGAAAACAGGGCTGGCCATGATGCGCGAGCTGGCCGTGTCGGCCCAGAACTCCACGCCGCCGTTGCCGAAGATGTAGCCGTTCCAGCAGGCGACCTCCTCGAGCTCGTCGTCTAGGCCCAGCTCGTAGCTCTGCCCGTCCGCGGCATCTTGCATCGCCTCGGCCTTCTCGCGCAGCTCGGAGTCTCCGCCTTGGCACATGAGCAAGGGGCGAATCTCGTTACGCAGCGTCGTGTTCACCTTCGTGTCAGTGACGGACTGGACCAGGTTGTACCCGGCGGTGTCCTCGATGAGCCCGAGCATGCTCATGGCGTTCGCGCCGGTGAAGCCGTGGTTGATGGTGCCGGACCACAGCGTCATGGCGTCGTCGGCATCGCGGCGGCGCTGGTCGCCCTGGTCGTTTCGCAGCGCGCGGGCGGCGTTGACCATGGCGGCCGCTGCCGCTTCCTTGTCGCTCTCTTGGTACCAAAGGACGGGTGCGCTCATGTTCTGACCCCTGCTCGCTGCAATGCGTGAATCCGGCACCGCTCACTGCCGATGCCGCCGAAGATGCCGCCGCGCTCGTTCGTGCAACCGGGCTCGATGCAGGCGTTCGGCTCCTTCTGCTCGGGCTCGGGAGCGTCAGGTGGAAGGGTGGCCAAGTCGTTCGTGGCCGACGCTGACACCGTCGCAGCATCCAGCTCGACCGACAGGCTCTTGATGCCGGCGGCGCGCATCTCATACGCAAGCAAGGCGAGGTTCATCGAAACGCTCCCATCAGCCGGTCAGCGGCGCTTTTCATCGGGTTGCTCTTGCTGCTGTTGATGAAGTCGAGAATCCGGCGTTCGTCCGGGTCGATGTTGCTCATGACGTCCGTGACGCGCGCGCCGGGCAGGTGCTTGAGCGCGAGGCAGAGCGACGGCACGTAGTCCCCATGTCGCCCATCGCCCGTGTTGGGCAGGATGATGTGATAGCTGCGCGCCGTGAGCCGCTTCTGGACGCCCAGGATGTCCGCGCGCATCGCCGCGTTCGGCGGCAGGCTGATGTTCCGCTCGCTGACGACCTTCTCGAGCGCGACCGCATGGGCCTTCCACTCGCTGTCCGTGAACGGGTCGGGCATCAACGCAATGCCGGCCTGGTTCGCCAGCTCCCACTTGTCGTCGAAGCTCGCTTGGTCCGTCCAGAGCGCGTTGCCTTCGATCTTGTAGAGCTCGAGCACCGGGCGAATCTCTGCGAAGATGCGAGAGCTTTTGAGGGGAGCACTCTTGCTGCCGATCCATTGTCGCGAGTAGGCCACCTCGGGGTTGCCGTTCGCATCAGGGCGGACGATGGTCAGCGTCCAGGCGTTGCGGCGGTTGGCCGGGTCGATGGCCGCAACGTGCTCCTGCTCGTTCGGCTCGAGGTGCAATGGCGCCTTCCGGCAGCACGCCTCCACGTCGATGCTGGAGAGCAGCGAATCTTCCGGGTCGGCGAACAGGGCCAGCACGTCGGTGCGGTGCGCCCGCGGGTCCTCGCGCTCGAGCTTGGCGCACAGCTCCGGCGTGAAGTGGAACGGGTTCATGTCCGGCCCCTTGGCGACCATGAACAGCACGTCTGCTCCAGGCCGCCCGAACCGGTCGATGTACAGGTCGTAGATGGGCCCACGTGGCGCCCAGGGCGAGCCCAGCAGGTCTATCTGTGCGCCGGGCAGCATGCGGCCGCGGATGGCGCTCAGCGCGTCGGGCAGGTTCACGACGCCGTCTTCCTGGCCTTGCATGCGTGGGGCCTCGTCGAACGCCACGCCGATGCTCCAGCGCGACACGAGCGAGCCGCCCGCTTTCTTTCCGGCCACGACCTTGACCTCCACGGCCTTGCCGCTCGGGTGCATCACGTAGGCCGACTCGGCGCGTTCGCTGATGAGCGTTTGCGACAAGAGCGGCGACGCCTTGACCGAGCCGATGAAGTGCTCGAACGTCGCGCGCGCCTTGTCCATGTCGAGACTGACAATGCTGTAGCGGGCTATCTCACCCTCGCGCAGTCGGCTTACGTCGACCGTTTGCGTGGCGCGAAAGGCCTTGCACGCGACCTTGAGTGACTTGGCCGAGCGGATGGCGGCGAGCAGGCAAACAAGGGCAGGTGAGTTGCCGATGTTCTGCCTCAGCAGCTCACATGCCTGTAGCCCGCCCAGTGCCTCCACGGTTGCGGGGTCGGTGGCGAGCTCATCGAGCGGCTCACCAGTCTCGGCGCGACAGATGGCGCGCTGCAGCGTCGTCGCCGTCGTCAAGCCGAAGCCTTCCGGCATGGTGAACAGCGACTCGAGGTTCAATCAGCGACGCTCCAGCAGACCGCCGCCGCGCCGCATGTACGTTTCGCGCTGGCTGATGACCTCGTCGCAGATGACGTTGATGGCCCAGCGGACGAACGTCTCTTTGCTCGCGGCCTCGAAGTCGACGCGCTCCCGAGCAGGCAAGGAAAGGGTCACGAGGTAGTCGCGCTGGTCGTGGTCGATGCCAGCAAACACCGCGCCCAGGCCGTTCGGGTTCGGGCAGCACGCGCCCAGCACGACGCCGCGCGGTATCAGCCGCTGGTTGCACTGCTCGAGCGTCTCTTGGTACAGCGCCGTCCACCGCTCGAGCTCGGCACGGGTTTGCGTTGTACCTTCGAGCAGATTGACGTTCTCTTTGACCACGTCGGCTTCGGACTCGATGGCGTCCAGCACATCGTCGATGCCGGGCGTCTTGACGATGCCGGCGATGCGCTCGCCGATTGTCGCTGTCAGGAGTTTGTCAGCGTTTTGCGGGCGCGAAAAAACCGGTCCGCTGCCATCCGAAGCGCCAGCATCAGCCACGGGCTCGGGCGCATCGCTCACAGCTCCACTCCGTACCAATCGCCGCGCTTTACGACGTGGCGGTCGTTGGAGATGTTGACCGCTAGTAGCGATTGCACCGCGACGAGCGCCGCTTCTTCGGCGCTAAGCCACGGACTGGGCTTGAACCACGGGTGCTTCACGCCGCCTTGCCCTTCGCCTTGCCCTCGACGATGGGCACGAGCGCCAGGATGTCAGTGAACGGCCACGCGCGAACGAACTCGCCGCACGTGACGACCACCCAGTTGCCGACCGCTTCGATGCTGTCCGCCTTGGCGCTGATCTGGTTGTCGACCGTCTCGATGACGCTGGTCTCGTTGCCGTTGATGTAGGCACGCGAGCCCTTGAAGATGAGCTTAGAGCACTTCACGCTGTCTTCCGATCCGCGGACTTGCCGCCGCTGAACACGCTCAGGTCAGCCCCCTTCGTCGCCGCCTTGGCCGGTCCAACACCGAGCTTCTCGAGCGCGACCTCTTCGACGCGAATCATCGTCGCCGTGTCGGGCGTGGGCACCGGCTCGCCGCGCTTGTTCGTGTAGCAACGCGCCTCGGCCAGGTCGGAGATGCGCTGGAGCCTGTCCAGCATCGCCCGGCGCTTGGCGGTCGGGTCCTCGATGGCGTCGATATCCCGTAGCGACAGAATCACGAGCCGGCCACGCGGAGCCAGCGGGGCATGCTCGGAGTCGTCTGATTCGCCCATGTCAGTCATTTGTCAGTGACATCCTTTCAGGATTTGGTCAAGCGGCCTGGACCATTTTGCCCGAGGCGGCGATGCACCGGGCTTGACGCCGTGGGGCGCTCTGGTGTCGCCTTGGGCAAATGAGGGAATGGCTCTCGCTCGCCCTGTTGCTGGCCTCTGGCTGCGGCTGGGCGGCCTCCAGAACGCTGATTGCGCCCGACACCTACGAGATCCGCTGCGGGGCTGCATCGGTCTGCTACGCGGCCGCCAGCGACGAATGCCCGGACGGGTACACCGAGCTCGACCGCCAGCAGTGGTCGACCGGCACGACCGTTCAGAGTCAGACCTACGGGCCGCCTGAGGCGCAGACGACCAACGTCCAGGTGTACGACAGGCCAGCGAACCTGCTGGTAGTGCGATGTAGTCAGCCCGAGGAGCAGTGACGCGGCTCGCGCGCGCGTACGAGTCCCGCTGCGCGGCAAAAACCCCACCAGGTGAGGCAGGTGAGGGTAGGTGACCCATTCCCCAGAACTTTCCTCATGAGAGGGTTCTAAGAGGACTTCTCGAGATTTGGTCTTCACCCTCACCTAGCTCCACCTTGAGTCGTCTGGCATGGACGATTGGCCAAGAGCCTTCAGCTGGAGTCCGCCCCACATTGCGTAACCATGTCGCGGTGGTAGCTCCTCAAAACGCTTCGACCTGAGCTTTTTGACGATTGCCTTATCGTCCAGCAGCACTTTCCGGCCGACCTCCTCCGCCCATGCCACGTAGGCCCTGCGGAGGTCACGGCGAGACACGAAGTACCCCTCGCCCATTTCAGTCCTGTCGGAAAGGAACGTCGAAAAGTGGTCCAGCTCCGCGCGGTACTCGGTCGTCGACTCCTCGACGGCGGCGCATTTGGGGAACCCCTTTGCGGCGCTGTACATCGCACAGCCCTTGACAGCCCAAGCTAAAACTGCCTGCTGATGCTCAGGCTCGGCAAGCTGACGCTTTAGACCTTTGTCTTGACGCTCGATGGGTATTTGGTGGGTTAGCGGAATTCTGCGCATTCTGGCCCAGAAACCGTCATCGTCTTCGCGTGCCGCAGGCGCGTCGTTTGCGGCGAAAAGCAAGGTGCAAGCTGGTTTAAAGGACACCTCATTCTCGTACTTTGCACAGGCAGTGAGGATGTCACCGCCGGTGATGCCCTTGAGTAGCTTCTCGTCCCACTTCACCCCGGGCTTCGTCTCGCTAGACGTCACCAGGCGGGCTCCGGCGAGTCGCACGAGGTCGCCGCGGTTGCCGCCGACTTGGGGCTTGAGTAGCCACGTGTCGAAGTCAGCAGCTTGCGCGTAGTCGCCTAGCGCAGCGTGGAAGGCGTCGATGAGCGTGCTCTTGGCGGTCCCAGGTGGGCCATAAAGGAAGAACAGCGCGCGCTCGAGCGGGAGACCGATCAGCGAGTAACCGATGACGTACTGGAGGTACAACGCGAGCTCAGAGTCGCTGCCGCACGCTTCGAGTAACACGCGGTCCCATAGCTCGGACTGCGCATCTGCATCGTACTTGACCCCAGTGGTTCGAGTGATCAAGTCAGTGCGGCGATGGTCCCGAATCTCCCCGGTGCGAAGATCGATGGTGCCGTTGGGGGCATTCAGCAAGTACGGGTCCGCGTCCAGGTCGGACACCAGAATAGGAACGCCTTCCTCGGACTGAGCGAGTCCAACCATGGCTTTGATGGCCTTTGCGGACTCGGACTGCAGGGCAAACTGGAAGACGCGCGTGGCCTCTTTCCCGTCGAGCGACGCGGCCTCTTGGCGAATCTTGCGAACAGCTCGCTTGGCCATGCGTTCGATGGCGAAAGTCTCGTCCCATCGCCAGCGTGTGCCGTCCCAAAGGAGCCACTTTTTACGCTGCCCGCTGTAGTGCACGCGGTCACGGTAGTGCGCAATCAGACGCTCCGCGTTGCCTAAGTCGGTGTGGTTGAACGCGGCCGGAAGCGAGCGGACGTTGGACGCTTCGTCATCTTCCGGCAGCCAGCCACCTTCGTCTTCTGCCGCCATCACTTTTCTTCGAGCTCCTCACCCGGCTGCAGGTACCCAAGGAAATTGCTCACATCTTCACAGATGCTGAACCCTTCATCCGGATAGGAGAGCACACCGCATATCTGACGCTCGACGCCGTCACTGGAGACGCGGCGACCGTTTCGGTACCAATCGCGGCGCACCCGACAGACTGCCACGGCAGCGACCGGCGACGTGTGCTTGCTGCCGTCGTCGTTTCGGAAAATGGCACGCAGCCCTGAGCCAAGGCACAGCGAGACCTGCAGCGGCTCGTAGGTGGTCACGAGGTATTCTTTTTCGCTCATGTCTTCTTCCGCGCCTTCTGCTCCGCCTGCAGCTCAGCAAACTCGCCCTTGATGCGTTCGGTGCCGCGCGCGACGCCGCGATTGAAGGCGCGCTCGGCCTCCTGGAGCTGGTCGTCCGGAACCACCGGTCCCTCCTCCAGCACGCGGCGAATCAGCGCCGATTCCTCACCCGTCAGAATGACCACGGTATGGCCCTCGCCCTTGCCTAGCAGGCGGGTCACAGCTTCACCTTGAAGGCCTGAGGCGTGTGCTCATGAACGACGCGGCACAGTGCCCATTCGGCCGAGTCGAGCTTGTCGGCCAGCTCGTACAGCCGAGACAGCAGCGCCTTGCCACGGTTCTCACTCGGCGCCATTCCCTCTTGAGCCTCCCAATAAGCGCTGTTGATGTCGCTCATCCAGTCGGCGCATTCCCTGAGCAGCTCGATGTGGGTTAGCTCCGCAACGGGCTTGTCGTGGCGCTCCATCACCCGCCCCTCGCCGCATTGCGATTGCCCCGCCCGCGCGTCTCAGAGTCGGAGTAGCCCGCGGCGTGTCGCGGCGTAGCTCGGCTCTCCCGCTGCCGCTTGCCCAGCGCGGCTCGCTCGAATCGTCGCGCCTCGACCTTGTCCAGCGGGCACTTGTCGCCGCAGCCCGGGCAGGGGACGACGCTGCGATCGAAGCCATGGCGACATCGGGTTGAGTGGTAGCGGTAGTTCACGGCTTCCCTTTGCAGCACCAGTCGTGCCTGTTGAGGTTTGCGACGGACGAAAACTCGTGACGGCAGCGCACGCACGAGAGCATGTAGGGGCTGACGCTCGACAGCTGCCGGGCCAGCTCACGTTTGCGGCGCGCGACCTTGAGCTCGAGGGTTACGCGAGCGTTGTAGTCGTACCTGTAAGCCAGCCGCTTGCTTCGGTGCGACGAGAGGCGGGCCGCAAACGCCAGCGGCGCTCGGTCGGCCGCGTAGCTCCCGCAGTCGGCGAACAGGCTAGCCACTTCGGACGACAGGTCATCAAACGGCATCGCGTAGTTCCTCCTCCGTTGCTCTCAGCTCAGCGTGCTTCTCGTGCAGCCGCCTCGCGCACCAAGCCACGTGCTCCGCCGCTCCGGCCGGCGACGTGCACCAAAAGTGAGGCACGCCCCAGCGCCACTGAAACGCGCGCAGCGAGCCAAGCACGCTCTTGGGCAGCATGTTCGAGCGGTAGGCGTGTCCCTCAACGTCGGCCTGGTCGGCCTCAATCAAGATCGCCTTCCACTTGTACTCAGCGAGCCGGTCAAGCTCTGCCTCGAAGCGCTCGCGCCCGTGGCTCAGCGTCGAAACCAGGTCGCCAATCGACTTGCGCTCGAGAGCTATCAAGTGCGTGAAGCCGCGGACGGAGTAGTCCCCGGTCGGGAGCGACGCGACTCCGCAGTCGACGCCCAGGTCAGGAGCGAACCTGAGCGGTCGCTGCTCGCGCGTGTCGATGAGCACGTAGGGGCGCGGCTTCGGCTTGGCCCGGCGCTCCTTCACCTTCGCGCCCAGCACCTCGACCGCGTCGTCTTCAGTGACCGGCATTGTGCGCCTCCCGCTGCAGCCGCCTTCGTGTCCCCTCGCCATGCCGCTTTCGCTGGTCGCTCGCCCTCGGGGCGTGGAGCACGTTCGCTCGCCCTGCGCACCACGCGCGGGTAGCGGCGCCGCCGCCGTAGACCAGCAGGGTGAACGGAGCGCCGGCGCTGTGCCTAACAGCCATCTCGAGCTCGTGGTCCAAGTCGCCCTCGCGCAGGTCAAAGCCGGCCGTGGCGAACCGCTGCCAGCCACGCGGGACTCCCAGCAGCGCGAGCGACGAGTGATGGCGAGAGACGCACAGGTCGACCCAGACCGAGGCGCCTGCACGCTGCCATAACGCTGCCAGCCACCGCTTCCGGTAGACGGCCCAGAGCGCAACAGCGAGCGGTGAGTCGTCATAAACGCTGTAGTTCACCTCCACTAACGCACTCGCTCCTGTCCGCAGCGGTGCCTCGGGGTCGTTCCAGAGCGCAGCGAAGCGGTAGTCGTCGACGTAGAAGGCCCAGGTGCCGGCGCGCGAGCGGCGGCTGACCGAACCCCAGGCCACAAGCGGCGCCTGCATCGCGGGAGCATGCGGCTCTGGCATCAGCTGGAGGTCGGGCACGCCCCACTCATTGCTGCTCGGGAACAGGAGGTCAGGCATCCGTCACTCCGGAACGCTGACGGCGTGGAAGGTGTTGGTGGAAGACCCGAACTGACTCGTCATCGTGCGCGTCATGGCGCCCGACTTCGCGTGGTTCGTCATGTTCTGCGGGTAGTCGTGGTTGTGCATGATGAACCCCTTCGTTCCCTTGTCCCACATGCGCGAAGCGGCTTTGTGGAACGCATCCTTCGATAGCCCGGACGCCTTGATCGCGTCGGTCATCAGCACGAGGGAGCTTTTCCCAGACTTCATTGCTGCCTGAATGCCAGCCCACGCGCGCGCCTCGTGCGAGCCGAGCGCCTTCACCTCGGCAGGCACGCGAGCCATGCTGAGGCCCTTCGAGATAGCCCCGGAAACGGAGCCTGATTTGCCGCCTTTGCCTACTGCGCCGCTACCTTTTGCCATTGGATTTGTTCCCTTCCGGCGCGTCGTTGAGCGGCGCCTCCTTCCATCCCGCGCCACACCAGTTGCACCTGACCGCCCTGAGCCCATCGACCCAAGGCGAGAACGCCAGCGCATGCCGGCACTGCTGGCACCGCGGCGTGATGGCCTTCAGCGGCTGCTCGACGACGCTATGCGTGTACGTCCAGTGCCACTTCTTTGCCTTTGCGGTCTCTAGCGCCTCGACAATCGCGAGGTGCGCCTTAGCTTCGTGGGTTGAGAGCATCACGGCTCCTTCACGGTCGGCGCGGTCAGCGCGCGCCATGCCTCACGGTTCCATCGGGCGTCAGCCAGGGCGTCGTGCTCAGCCCCAACCTGTTTCGGCAAACGCTCCTTCGGAACCCCGAGACGCTTCATCTCCTGCTTCAGGTCGAGTGTCAGAAACGGGAAACCCTTGGGCAAGTCGACCATGCGCCCATAGAGCTGACAGAGCGCCACGTGGTCGTAGTCGCCGAAATAGGCCCATAGCTCGGGCTCATCACCATCGCGCAGAAGCAGAGCTCGAACGTCTTCAGCTATCTCCGGCCTTGTCTTCCACAGGTGGCTCTCATCTGGGGGAAGGTGCGGGAGAACGTTGGCCTTGACCCAATCGTTGCACCTGGCCTCATCGAACTCACTAGAGACGGCGTAGTACTCCTGCCCAAACTCGCTCACCAGCGCGATACTGATGAGGTCGATAGTGGTCCCGTCCTCGTTGAACTCGGTATCGTAAAACCATCGAGTCATCGCAATGACCTCCTCAGCTCTTCGGCCTCACGCTCCAGCCTCTCGACCCGCAGCCTCCGCTCAGCCCGCTCCGAGAAGCTTTGGAACGAAGGCGGCTCGGTGAACTCCAGCGACTCGCGCATCAGCTGCGCCATCTCGGCCGCGACACTCGGCCCCGTGTGCCTGTACGCGCGCAGGCACGCCGCGACGCGAACCGGGTGCACCGTTCCATCCGTAGCTCTCGCTGCCGAACAGGCGACGAACAGCTGGCGGTTGAACCGAGAGGCGAAGTGGTCGGCGCGCAGGACGAACGGCGGTACCTGCCCGCCGCAGAGCATCCAGCCCAGCACGTCTCGCTCTGCCCGCTCGTCGGCGTCGCTGTAGAGCCCGACCAGGCGGGATCGCCAGCGCGGTACGTCCGACTCCGGCAGAGCTGCCGGGACTAGCTTGAGCGCGGCGGTCACGCTGACCTCGCGACCCGTTTGGCCTGGGCGGCCAAGCTGATGAGCCACTCAGCGAACGCTGGCGGCGTAGCGCTCGCCTGCCTGCTCGTGAGCCTAGGCAGGTCGGACGCTCCGCGGTTGTTCAGGTTCGAGCACTGCGCGACCGGTTCCGGGCGACGCCTGTCGAATGGTCGCGGGTCAACGCCGCGGCAGTAGATCCAAGTCAGCTTCCGCGCGGGGTGACCGTACGCGCGCTGGCTGATTTCGCAGACCCATCCGCCGTTGTAGAGATCGGCAATCCAACCGCCAGCGACGGGGCGTGACAGGTCAAACTTGGACCACGCGAGCGAGCCGGCCGGGTGCTCAAGCACGCCGCCCCATTTGCGAACACAGGCGAGCGCGGCTGCGAAACAACCGTCGTCGCTGCCGATTGGCTTGCCGTAGCGGGCGGAGTTGACGGGAGCGAGCTTTCCCCACCAGCCACACGGCGGATGCGCCACCACCGGGTTTGGCCCCGCGTAGAGCCGGGCGTCCCGTTTCTCATCCCACCAATCCGCGACCAGCTTCGGGTACGGGCCACGAGGGTCAACGTACAGCGCGGACACGTCGGCTCGGAGAGTCACGCGACCTCCCCAAACAGCTCGAGCTGCCGCATTCGCCACGGGCTCTCCCCGCGCATTGCAGCCGCCAGCAGCGCCTCAGCCTCCGCCACCGTCTCCGGTCCGCAGTGCTCCCGGCAGAGCTCGACAAGCTCGGTCCGAATGCGGATGAGCTCGGCGCCGCGGGGCAGCGGGGGGCGTGCGTCGAGGTAGTCGAGGCAGTCGCTCACGGCGCCCCCTTTGCCGCCGCCCGCCGCGCTCGCTGCCGGTCGGCCTGGACGCGCTTCCGTGCCTCTTCCAGCTCTCGAGCCATCTCACCGACGCCGGCTAGCTCAGTTGGAACCGTCCGGCCGCAGCCCGGCAGGACCAGCCCGCCAGGCCCGTTCAGGCAGTCGTCGCAGTCGCAGTGGTGATGGTGCGCCGCGGTGTCACATGCGACGATGTGGGTACGGGGAGCACATGCGACGGACGGATGTTCAGCTTTTTTTTCGACACTGAGGGTGGAGGTCATGGCGCCTCCCCGAGCAGTCGCCCCACGTCGAGCAGCCGCAGGACCGTCCGGGCGCTCGAGCCGGGCACTTTCACGCCCACGCCGGCGGCGGCCCACAAGATCGCCAGTGAGTGACCGCGTTCCTCACGCAGGGCACCGAAGAACACGAGCCGGCAGAACATCCAGACCCGGCTCACGGGGCCACCCCGCCCAGGTCAGCCTGCAGAAAGCTGAAGTCCGACTCGGTGCCGGGCGGGTCGTTGGGTCCGAACCAGCCGAGCTTGTGGCCGAGGGCGGGCTCAGCGCCGCTGTTCCCCGAGTGTTCCCGAACGCGCTCCGGAAGTGCTGGAGCCGACTGTCGGATTTGAACCGACGACCTGTGCTTTACGAATTTGCCTGTCTTGGCCTGTAGTTTCGGCACCATAGGACCCTCCGTGTTCCCATAGGGGAACAGCAACATCGGCGTGCGCAGCACCGCCTGTTCGAGCGTTTCGTTCAGCTTCCTGGCGTACCGCTCGGTCACCGCGATCGAGCTGTGGCCCAGCATCTTGGCGACCTCGTCGAGGCTCCATTTGCTGCCCCACCAGCCAGCCAGCAGAGAGGTGGCGCACGTGTGGCGCAGGTCGTGCCAGCGCACCCGGCGCTTGATGCCGGCGGCGAGCAGCCAGCCCTTCCATTGCCGGGGCTGCTTTCCGTCCTCGCGCCGTGCCCCGCGGGCCCCCGGGAAGACGAGCCCAGGGCGGCGCCAGAGCGCCTCCAGGGCGGCTTTGGCGGCGGGGAGCAGGAAGACTTCGCGCGGCTTGCCAGACTTCGGGGCCAGGCCCCCAGCTGAGCGACGGACAACGATCCGGTCGACGCGCACGTCCGACCATTCCAGGCGCCACTGCTCCGAAAGCCGGAGCCCGGTGCACATGGCGAAAACGACCATGGCCTTGTCGCGCTCGAGCGGGATGGCAGCAATCAGGCGCTTCTGCTCGTCCGGAGTCAGGATGCCCTCCAGGTCGTCCCTGCCGCTCGCTCCGCCCGCTCGGTGAACGCGTACCTCGCGGGCTGGGTTCATGCCGATTAGACCCCGCTCCATCGCATCCTGAAGGGCGGCGCGGAACAGGTTGAGCAGCCGAATGCGCGTGCGGTAGGCCGAGGCCCGGCGCCGGTCGAGCCAATCGACGATGTCCAACCGAGAGATGGTTGACACCGGCAGACCGGCGATCGGGTCGCGCGCCATGTGCTTGTTCCAGGAGGCGCGGTCCGTGCGGATGGCTCGGACCCCAAGCAGCTCGCGCCGGTCCATGTACGCGACGCCGAACTGGCCGAGCGTCATCCCCTGCCGCATGTCGACGTCATGGCGAAGCGCAGCCTGAGCGTTGGCCAGCTCGAGCGCGGCGCCTTTAGTCAGCTTGGAGCCGAGCGTCTTGAAGCTCTTCCCTGCCCTGATGCGGACGCGGTAGAGCCCGGAGCCTTTCGGGTGCTCCTCGACGCTGGCATGGCCGGGGCGGCGCTTCATTCGTCCGCCATCGCCTCTCGGGCCGCTCTCTCACGAGTCGCTGCGTGGCGCGACTCCATGATTGGATCGGAGCTGGCGATCGCTGTGCCGTCCAGCTCCAGGACGTAGGTCACGATTCGGCACGGGTCACCCTGAGTGCCTTCGCCCTCGCAGATCTCGAGGACCATCACCTGCTTAACCGCGGCTCCTCGAAGTGCACTCACGCCGCGAACCCTGCTTTCCGCAGCGCACGCCGCGCCGCATCCTTGGCTTCCTGAGTCGGCTCCACCTCGGGCGCCGCGACACGCTTCGCGCGTTTGCGCTTCGGCTCCTCAGCCTCGAAGGCGTCGGCGAGCTCGCGCAGGAGGGCGGCAATGCGTTTGGGGTTCATGGTCGCCCGTTCAGCTCTTGCGCGCCGTTGCCCCGTGGCCAGTTTGCGGAGTGACCTCGTGCTCGCACTCCTGATCGAACAGCCGCCAATCGATGCCCGTCGCCTCCTCCAGCGCCGCTCGCATCTTCGTGTCCGGAGTGCGGTCGCCGGAGAACCAGCGGCTCACCGCTGACGGGTCCGCGTCGATAAGGCGAGCGACCTCGGCCGAGCCGCCCCGAGCTGGGTAGCGACGCCGGAGCTCCCGCGCGCCCTCATTGTCCTTTTTCGGCCTCTTGGTTTCGTCCGTGTGCACAGCGTCAGTATTGTCAGACGACACGTAATGTCAAGCGACAGTAAACACCCACCTCCACTTTATTCGTGTCCGGTGACAGCATGAGCCCCGTGACACGTGCGGCTCTCCGACGACGCGGCGCATCAGCCGAGGTCCCTTACGTCCCACCCGAGCTCGAAGGCATCACGCGCCGGCTGGTCGAGGCCCGGGAGCAGGCTGGGCTGGACGTATCCACGGTCGGCACGAGCCGCATGGAACGCGGGTACCGGCTCAAGAACTTGAGCGCCGTCGTCGCCGTGCGAATCGCCGAGAAGCTGAAAGTGAACGTTGGCTGGCTACTTACGGGCGAGGGCCCGATGCGCGGCGCCGGCTCACGCCCCTCTCGTCACCCGGCATCGATTCGCGCTGAGGAACTCGACGAGTAGTTCCTCGCCGTCCGGCTGCTGCAGCAACGCAGGCGCCTCGCGCGCGACGCGCAGCACACAGCTTTCCGAGCCAACAACCTCAGCGACCAGCCGCCCCCTAGTCCCGGCGCCCCGAGAGTAGACGTCTGCTCGCCATCGATCTCCCGTCCGGGAGACCACGACAAGAGCACCCATGGCGTGACGGTACGCCCCACGGGCTGACTTATTAACCAGGCCAGCGGGCCTATTATTGTTTGCCGCGCTAATGTCGATTGACACTTAGTGTCGGGTGACCATAATCAGGTTCGACCATGCGACACCGCGAAACCATCGACCTGACCCTCCGGCTCCGGGTCGTCCGCGAGAGCGACGACACCATCGGAGCCGACGACTTCGACCCCCCGACGCTCTCCGGCATGCGTGCCGCGATTGACACGACCGGCGAATCCGTAACCCCGAAGCCCCTCGCCAAGTGCGGCCCCGTCGCTGCAGCGCGCAGGAAGGCGGGTGGGCGGTGAGCCAGAGCCGCAACGAACTCCGCGACATGTTCGCTGCCCACGCGATGCAGGCGCTGCTGCTCGACAAGCGGAGCACCGAGGGCGCCGAACCGGAAGACATCGCTGACCTCGCTTACGAGCAGGCCGACGCGATGCTGAAGGCGCGCAGCGAGAGGGCGGCGTGATGGCCGGGCTACTTTGTTCAACATGCGGGAGCGAAGAGCACGACGCACGAGGACACGACGGCTCAGATGTGAGGGCCGTGTTCAGCAAGCTCGACGATGAGTCGCGCGCACGGTGGTCTGTGAGGGTGCTGGATGCTTGGGCAGACGCTCAGGGCAAGCTTGTTACCCCGCACCCGTTTCGACCAATGCAAGACTCCGCGCTTTTCGCGGTTCACGGCGTTCCGGGTGTGCGAGGGCCGACGCGCGACGCCGCCCGCCTCGCCGCAGCCGAGGCGGTGTTTGATGCCCTACCCGCGAACGCGCGCACGACGCTGGGAGAACGGCCGTGACCACCCGCCGCGTCATGTTCGACATGCTCCTCTCCGGTCGCCTCTGCTCGTTCACCTACGAGGTAACGCGCCTGCCCGCGACAGACCTGCCGCCGGAGTACCGGTGCGAGCTCATCAGCGGCGACTGCAACGCGGATGACCTGGACGACGTCGAGTCCGCGGCGATCGACATGTTCGAGGAAGACTTGGCGCAACTGGCCCGGACTGGGCTGAAAGGGGCGGCGTGATGGGATGGTCAGGCGGCAGCAGTATCGCGATGGCGTTGATTCGCGTCGCAAAGAAGCACGTATCCGAGGCAAGCAAACCGGCTTTCTACAAAGCGCTCATTCATGAGCTGGAAAGCAACGACTGCGACACGTTGGGCGAGTGCATGGGCGCGGACCCGGCGTTCGACAAGGCGCTAAAGAAGGCCAACCCCGGCTGGTTCGATGACGAGGAGGAGGACGAGTCATGACCGAACTGATGTTCCCCGCTGGAATCGTCCGCATCGACGAAGGCCACGTGTGGGCAGAGCTATCAAGGTGGACGTCCGGCGGCGACAGGCGCGTGCGGATGGCGTCGTTCCAGGGCGTCTGGTCCGCGGTGCTGGAGGAGTCGCGCGGGCCCGTCATCACGGCGAGCTGGGATGGCTCGTCGCGGTTGAGTCTGGCTGACGCGGTTGCACAGGCGCTGCAAACGGCGATTGCGGCGGGCGGGAGGGCGGCGTGAGCCAGCTCTCCAGTGCCCTTGGGCGCGACAAGCCGGAAGCCTGGTCCCAGCTTCGGGAGCTCGAGCGCCGCGACTGGGCCGTGCGGGTGTTGGATGCATGGGTGGCGGTAAGCCCGATATATGCCAAGCCGCCTTGCGCGATACCCAACCCCGCTGACGGCGGATGGTCCGTGTTTGTTCATAGCTACAGCGAATGCCAAGGCGACACGCCCGACGCCGCCCGCCTCGCCGCAGCCGAGGCCGTGTTCCCGACCCTGGCCGCGGACGTGCGCGCGACGCTGGGGGAGCGGCCGTGACCCGCCCCGAGCTCGAAGCCCGCTGCCGTGAGCTGAAGCTCCTCATCTTCGAGACGGACTCCGACGCCGACCTGGCCGGGTTCATCCACGAGGAGCAGCACGGCGCTTGGTTCCGCGACAACCCGGAGGAGATTCGGGATGAGCGAGGCGCGGAGTAATGGACGCTGTCGCCGCCGACGTCGACGCTGAAGCCATCGAGCTGCCGTGCGTCACTTGCCGCCGCAACATGGCCGAGCACGGGACGGCGTACTGCGATGACTGCTTGGACGATGAGCGACTGCTGGGTCTGTTCGAGGCGGGCGATGACGACAGGGCGTGACCTGGCGCCGGCACTCGCGGCGTCGGTCGCCTATGTGCGAGAGGCGAAACGGCAGCAGCAGCAGAAGAACATTGGCGCGGCCCCGGTGCCGCCGAAGCGACTGAAAAGGAAGAGGATGACGAACGCAATTGAGCTAGCGGAGCACCGCGCCATAGCCGTCCACCAAGAGCAGCTAGAGTTCACGTCCGCGCAGCGCGCCATGATTCGCGATACCTACGCGAACGGCGCAAGCGAGAAGGAGTTCCAGGTCCTCTTAGAGGTTGCCAAGCTACGGCGACTTAACCCGCTTCTTCGCCAGATCCACTTCGTAAAGCGCTGGAACGGTCAACTGAAACGCGACGTCTGGTCCGCGCAGGTTAGCGTCGATGGGCTCCGCGCTATCGCTGAGCGCACGGGCAAGTACGACGGTCAGGACGAGGCCGAGTTTGGGCCGATGGTTGACGGTTTCCCGGAATGGGCCAGGGTGAAGGTCTACAGGAAGGACTGGCGGCGCCCCGCGGTGGGCACGGCGTATTGGTCAGAGTACGTGCAGCGCTCGAAGGAAGGCGGCCCTACGCGGTTCTGGAAGGAGATGCCGCGCGTGATGTTGGCAAAGTGCGCCGAAGCGATTGCCATGCGCAAGGCGTTCCCTGAGGACATGGGCGGGCTCTACACCGACGAGGAGATGCAGCAGACGGAGAACGAGCGTCCGATGCAGCTCAGTCCGCACCGCGGCCCCGGTGATGGCGACGACGCCGGTGATGAGGACCTGTTTCGTTCCCTCTGTGGCCGATTCAGCACCATCGAATCCGAACTGGACGCCTGCGACAGCTGGGAGAAGGCAAACGCACTGCGCGCTCTACTCGGCACGCGCTCCGTCCAGTCTGAGCTAACTCGCACCATGCAGCAGAAGGCCGAAAGCGGGGACATCAGCCCGAGTCAACGCCAGGAGCTTGGCAAGACCTGGATGCGTTGCAATCGAAAGCTGGAGAAACTGGAGGAGCGGTTGAAACCCAGCGTGGAGGCTACGTTCACCGACGAGCCAGACGGCACCGAAGCTCTCGGCGCGCCCGAGCGGGAACCGGGCTCCGATGACGAGTAGCCCCACCCCCTGGCGCATCCCCCGATGCCGCAAGTGCGGGGTCCACGTTGGCGGGCTGGAGTGGTTTTGCAGGGCTTGTGAGGCGGAACAGGAGGAGAGCGAAGATGAGTAGGCACGGATTTAGCGAAGGTGACTGCGACGACGATTATTCGATGTTGGCGGCCGGTCGCTGGAATGCACAGGTCCGCAGCGCGACCCGTGGCAAGCGCGGACAGGCGTTCTTTCGGGCCCTTGTCGAGGCGCTCGACGCGATGCCGGTGAAGTCGCTCGCGCCGAACAGCCTGGAGACGAAAGAGGGCGCTGTCTGCGCGCTCGGCTGCCTGGCGCGACACCGTGGCATCGACGTTAAGTCGTTGGAACTTGGCGACCCCTACACCGAGGACCCTGACGAGGGCGGGGAGTGGGAGGACTCGGACTGGGACAAGCTGTCGACGACCTTCGACATCGCCCCTCAGCTAGCCCGCGAGGTCATGTACAACAACGACGAGTTCGGTCGCTCCGGTGAGCTTCGTTGGGAACACGTTCGGCGCTGGGCAGCCCGGCAAATCATCCCGACCGAGGACGAGTTGGAGCAGGTGCAGCCGTGACCGCCCCTCTCGACCTCGAGGCACTCGAGAAGCAAGTACTTGGCGCTGTAACGGACGGAACTTGGGACTACGTAAAGGTAGGTCGCGACGAGTTTCGCGCGATGTGCGCCGCGGCCCGTGGCTGGCTGAGCTGGCGAGCGACCCCAGGAGCAAAGTGATGGCGAACGAAGCGAAACCACGAGAGCTGTGGGTTCTTGAATCGCGCCCATCGATGCAACTGCCGCGGTCGATACACGCCACCAAGCGCGCAGCCGAAGAGTGCGCTTACCCCGACGAGGAGCCGGTCCGCTACATCCCAGCTTCACCCACCAAGCCCGAGGTGGTCGACGGGGAGGTGACAAGGGCACATCGGGAGCTGGCTGTGCGGGTGATGTTTCCGCAAGCCGGCCCGGAGTCATGGCTGTGGAAGTGGGTCGAGAGTGGCGATGATGACGAGCCCGGAGATAAGTTCCCGACTGCGCGAATCGCTCAAGCTATCTGCGATGGCGAATCCCGCGGTTTCGCAGCTGGCCGCGCATCGGTGACGGCGAAGGCTGAGGGGTGGGTCCAGATGGCCAGCTCCGACCCAGACAAAGCCGGCTGGTACGGGCTCTGCTGGGTTCAATTCGACGACGGTTCTGTGGATGAAAAGCGGCCCCACTACCACACCGGTAACGGAGCCTGGCGCGTCGTGACAAGCGACCATGTGCAACACGCGAAGGTGGTGGCCTGGTGTCGAGCGACCGCGCCGCTCCCTCCCGCCCCATCCGACGCCGAGCCCGCAAAGGACCCCCGCTGATGCCGACACGTCGGCCCGGAACGCGACGCAAGATTCCGAACTACTTCGGCGACTACCACGAGCTTCGGCTTGATGGCGTCAACGGCTGGTCAGTCGGCTTCTATTGCCCGCAGTTGAAGCGCTGGGACTGGGAGCGCCTGCAATCTGATTACCGGGTCGGCAAGAAGCTGGAGGCGGCAGTCAAGGTCGCCGCGGTGAAGCTGATGCGAGAGAGCGCCACGAGGCAGGAGACGGAGCTAGCGAAGGCTCTGCAAAAGGTGCAGCAGCTGCGCCGTCAGGCGGACGGTATCGAGTCCGGGCGACGCGACTGGAGCGCGCTCTGATGCCGACACGGACGCCATTCATTGCCGATGAACGAACGCTGAAGTGGTGCGTTCGGCAGGTGCGCCAGCATGCTCGCGATGAGGACGGTATGCACTTCTTCGCGCTCCAGCGCGCCGCGGATCAGTTGCTCGACCGGGCACCGCGCCTCACCAAGCAGCCCCGAAAGCCCACCAAGACGAGGAAGCGATGAAAACTCCTTACATCCTAGGTGTGCCAATGCGACGAGTCCGCCCGCTGCGCTTCAACACCTGGACTTGGGCGCCTCGGCCGCGCTGCTCCAGACACCTGAGCGTCAACATCTTCCCGATGCTTGGCCAGCTCAAGCTGCGGATCTGGATGCTGGGCGAACCGGTGTGCCTAATCGAGCGCGACGTTGCCTCGGTTGAGGAAGGCGCGCGCTGGGCCGACAAGAAACTCCGTGGGCTGCTGAAGGCACTGGGGGTCGTGGAGTCATGACCTCAACCAAACCAAGCGAGCCCTCCGACGAGGGGAAGGCTATCGGCTTCACGGACGAGCGCGGCAACTCGTGGGACGTGGACGTAGCGCTGTGGGAGGATGACGTCTGTCAGGAGGCGCGCCGTGCCACGCCCGCCGACCTCCTAGCCGCCGGCTTCGTCCCGCTGTCCCAGCTCACCGAAGCGCGTGCCGAACTCGAACGGCTACGGGCGGAACTGGGCAACCTAATTCACGCCTGGGACCGCCTCTCTGGCGACATGAGCACCTCGCCGGAGCTGCACGTCATGGCCAAGGGCGAGTCCTATGCCCGCGTCGTGAACACGCTGCGAGCGGTTCTAGCAACCCCACCCTCGCCACCCGCAGCCGTCGAGGCAAAGCCAGCGGAGCCGAACAACCAGAAGTCACCGACGAGGGACTATTGCGCCTCGTGCGACACGAGGTCCAGCTCCGGCGGGGCTCGCTGCGAAGACTGTGGCCGCGTGCTGATCGCGCAGCCGGCTGTCGATGCTCTGTGCGCTTGCGGTCACCGGTACGGGACGCACACACGTGGCGTGAATGGGCCCTGCGAGATCTGCGCATGCTCGCATTGGAAGAAGCCAGCGGAGGGGTCGGAGGTGGAGCGTCCCCGGGCGACGTGCGGCGAGTGCTCAGCGACCGACGGCCAGTGTGGCTCGCTCGGTTGCTTGACAGCGGCAGAGCGCGCCGAAGCCCCAGCTCAGGAGCAGCACGCCAGCCCCAACATCGTCGACACCGTCAACGGTTACCTAAAGCGCGCAGCCTTGGAGCCGCACGAGCCGGCGCTGGACTACGTGATTGATGCCGTGCTGGAACTGGCCGCAGCGGTGCAGGAGAGGCGGCAATGACCGAGGGTGAGAGGTGCCCGGACTGGCAACGGTGCGCCCAGTGCGGCGCCGATTGGATGACCGGCATGGCGCTCGATAAGCTCTCTGATCTTGTTGAGCCTCGCGTTGAGCGGCTCCGTACCCAGGTCGCCTCCCTCGAGTCCGACCTTGCCGCAGCCCAGCTCGAAAACGAGGCTCTGCGGCGGGTCGTGGCGGCGGCGGAAGCCATGTACCCGCACGCGCGCTCCACGGCTCTCAACGACGCCCTCGACGCCCTCCGCTCCGGGAAACCCCGGGAGGAAGCGGCGGAATCCGAGCCGGCGCGCGTCTACCCCAGCTACTGCCGCGTCACCGGTTACGTCTTCCCGTGCGGGTGCGCGAGTTGCCAGACCCTTAGCGGCAGAGCAGGCGAACGGAGCAAGTAGGCGATGAACAGAACCGAGGAGCGGGCGCTACGGCAACGTATCGAGCGACTCGAGCGGGACTTGGTGGAAACGCGGATCCAGCGCGACGGGTGGCGTGAGATAGCCGAGCGATTGGGCAAGCTCGCCGACCGCCCCGAGCAAGCGCCCCGGGGTGCGCCGTGCCCGACCTGCGGTTGCGGGTTTGGCCGGGCATGCGCCGAGTGTGGCTGTCACGCGCACTAGACACGAGCGCCAAGCAGTCACCCCGCCGCCGGGTCCCGCCCCGTGTCGCGGTACGGGCGTCGCGGCGAGTGCTCTAGCCGCCGCAATGCGCTGTCAGCCATTTGCCAGCGATTGGCACCACCATTGCAGACGGGCCCACCCATGAGAACGGCACCCCTGAGTGAGTTCGTGGACGCCTTCGGTTTTTGCAAGGTTTGCCTGAGCGGACCGGACGAGCCCGACCCCGACTGCTACGCCTGCGTATTCGCGGCCCGTTGTCTGCCGCGACAGAGTATCGAACCTGTCACGTTGCGCACGTGCGTCTGGCCGGCAGAAGAGAGGCTCGGGTGAGGCGGTCGTCAGGGTTGAGCCATTCCTGCGGAAGTGATAAGGAGGGATATGCACGCCATCGAATGGGCCTCGATGACAGCATCGCAGCAGCAGGCTGCTTGGGCCCGTGCCTTGGGTAGTCGGGGCCGAGGTCCTGTGGGTAGTCAGTGTGCCCTAATGGGCCAGGCGCGCCATGGCCCGCTGCGTCGCGCCAATAACCACGGTAGACCAGCTCGGGAGGAATCACCGCCGCCGGGCCCGCCGCTGCCTCCAGAGCAGCAAGCAAGTGGCACACGAGGCAGCTGAAACCGAGCTGGTCTCCGCGTTGAAGACGGCCGGCGGATGGGTATCGCTGCGCGGCTCCCCGCACCGGGTCTTTGCGCGCGGTTGGCCGCAGAGCGTCAGGGTCGAGCAGTGCGGGCCCGGGTGCTCGATGTGGACGCGGCGGCGGTAGCTCACGGCCGGGTCATCACGTAAACGATCGCCCCGATAGCCGCGAGCGATACGATGAGCGCGACCTTTGCCCAATCGCTCTTCATGCTGCGAGCCAGGGAAAAGGCGTGCTTCACCACGCCGCCAGGCGGGTCGCTCTTCTTCCGCGCCTCCAGGGTCCGCTGGTCGATGACCTCGGAGATTTCGTCCTCGCCCATGCTCTTCATGTCGGCGCGCACGTCGAGCCGCGTCAGGGCGTTGTCCGTCTCGCGCTGGGCCTTCTCGAAGCGCTCGCGCCACTTGTCGGCGGCCGCGTCGCCTCGATTCGAGTCCCCGGTCATGACTGGGTAACCTCGTCGGCTCCAGCCTTGCGCTCCAGTTCCGCCACACGCGAGCTCAGTCCGCGCACGTCGCTCAGCCTCGTCGCGGACTGGTTATCCAGTCGCTCGACCACCTCGGCCAGCTTGTGGCTGATGGAGCCGCACGCCTCCTGGACCTGTTTCAGCGCCCTTTGCTGCTCCTCCTGCTCGAGTTGCTTCCGCTGCTCGATGCCGCGGTGCTCGTGGCGCCAGTCTGACTGCTGCTCGCTATTGCGAAGCAGCACCAGCAGGCACTCCTGGGTCAGCGTTTGGCTGTTCGCCAGGGCGCGCATGGCGGCGGTGAGGTCGCGTAGTTCAGACATCGGGTTCCTTCAGCTGCTCGATCCGCTCCAACCGAGCAGCTTCGGGGGGATCGAACTTGGCCACGGCCGCCAGGGCCTCAGCGTGCAAAGGGTCATCGTCGGGTGGACCGGACGGTTCCGTGTCGGTCTCCTTCAGTCGCTCGACCATGCCGAGGTACTCTTTCCAGAGCGACACGACGGCGCGCGCGTACGGCCCGGCGTCGGCGGTGAAGTAGCCGGCCGCCTTGAGCGCCTCGACGAACGCGAGCGGCATCCCGGTGAGCGCGACCTGCCACGCCTTGGCGTAGCGCGGCCGGGTGGCAAGGAAGCGGATGTGGTCCAGCGCACCGACCTCGACGTTAGGGAACGCGCGAAAGTTGCACTGCGGGTGCGGCGGGTCGAACCACTCGACCTTGCCTTTGATGACCTCGTTGCAGCGGAACTGGCAATAGAAGCCGTAGTAGTCCGGCGAGGCCTTCACGTTGCCAAAGTTGAAGCAGTGGATCGACTTCCACCGGCCTGTCTCGAGCGCCGACTGCGCGACGAGCAGAGCGAGGCAGGCATTTGAGGGCGTGCTCCCGCAGACCGTTTCGAACGCGGAGCGGAAGGCGAGCGCGACCGTCTTGGCGTCGAGCGGGGTGAGCTTGTCGGGGACGAGGGTGGCTTTCATCGCTTCGCCGCCGCCCTCGCCAGCTTCTTCAGTGCGATCGCTTGAGCCAGTGCCTTCGCCTTGCGTTCTGCCTTGTCAGCGTCGCCGCTAGTCAGAAGCTGAACGAGCTCCAGGGCCAACGGGACGAGTTTGAGCAGATCATTCATTGTCCGCACCGCCGGACCCAGTCGTCCGCTCGCTCGTCGCAGACCGTGCCGCATTCCTCCGGCGTCCCGCCTGACAGCCGGCACTTGCCGACCGAAGCGCCGCACTCCGCTGAGAGCGCTAGGTATGCTTCATCACTACACGCTTTAGAAGCGGGCGCAGCCGAACAGGCACAGCCGAGTAAGCCGCCAAGAGCCAGAGTAAGCGCCGCACGGGTCACTTTGCCGCCAGCTTCGCCGCGGTGCCGGGCGAGTCGAGTGCCGCGATGCCCGCGACGAACATGCCGAGGAGCACCAGCCCGCTCTTGAGATTCCAGGTTTCGACGTTGGCAGCGGCGGTGATGATGCCGGCCAGGACCATTAGGATTCGGGTGACGATGGGCTTCATGGGGTGACTTTCAGGGGAACGGAACGACGGTCCAATTTGCGGGGTAGGCCACGAGCCCGGACAGGGCGGCTGCGTTGAGCGCCGTAACCTGGGCGATCGAAAGCGTCCGGCCGGCAGCATTGCTGGCTTGCATCACGGCCGACATGTTGTCTGGAATCCAGCAGGCGTGGCGGGTGCCAGGAGCCGGCTCCGTCTCCAGGCTGCTCCATTGCAGCGTCCAGCCGATCCACGGCGCGACCGGGTTTGCAATGATGGCGTCTCGCGACGCTTGGGGCATCGCCCACCACGAAGCGAACATCGCTTGCCGCGTCTGCTCGTCCACGATCGGGACACCGTTCACGGTTCCCGGAACCGGCATGTCCATCGCAAAGTCGAGCGCGCTTCTCACTGCGTTGCAGTCGAGTGGCGTACCTATGTAGAGTTTCTCAGCCATCTTTCCTTGTCTCTTCTGTCGCCCCTTGGGCGGCGTTAGCTTTTGGGGAGCGGTTTTCCAACTCCACCTGTGTGCGGCCAGCGATCGCGGCCGCGAGAGTCGTCCTCTCTTGCGCAGTCAAGCGAGCCTGCGCGGTGGCACCTTGCAGCTCTGCCGCCATCTGGTCGGAGAGCGGCACGGCCGCGTCCGAAGCGCTCGCTACCCAGACAGCTGTCGCTCTCTTGGTCCACCCCAGCGGTGTCGCCCCTTGCCCGTCCCAGGTCTGCGGCATTGGGACATGGATTCCACCGCCGACGGGTGTCCCCGCTCGCGGGAAACCCAGAGCCTTGTCGATAATGACGCAGAGCGCGTCCATGCTGGCCTCAGTGCCGGTTGCGGATTTATCTCGCGCCATTTCAGACACCTGCCGAGGGGTAACGGGAGACCACGTAAGCATCGAGTGCGGCGCGCTGCGGCGCGGTTGGGGTCCCCAGGTACGCGAAGGCCTCAGCTATCGCCGCATTCGAGTAGCGACCGGCGAACGAGTCGCCGCGGTTGAAAAGTTGGATGGTGCCACCGCCAGCGTCGTTTGACATCGCTCCGGTCACGGTAACGCTGCCTATCTTCAGGTAGTCGGCAGCGGTGGCGCCAAACTGCATTTCGTGACGAAAGTACGAACCGATCACGCCTCCGGTGTTGTTGCCGCTAGTGGTCGCAGAGTTGTAAGCTTCGACGCCGGGGCTGGCTATGCGTTGTAACTCTACGAAACCAGTGACCGTGTAGTCACCGATGGTGGTATCCAAACTTGTCCAAGTTATCTGCTTGCAGATGAGCCAGATGAAGAACGGCTGAGTCCCGGGCGCGACGCGAGCCCACGGCGCAGAGAGCACATCGTTGATGCCGTCGCCCGCGATCGCCGGCTGTCCGTTGATGTCCGCCGCCAACAGCGCCGGCTGTGCCGAGCCTGTGCCCTGGATGAAGTTCACGCCGTTGCCGCTCTGGTCGGCCCACGCTGAAACGCCCGTCCCGATGGTCACACCGAGGTCCGCGCGTACCCACCAGGCGAGCGAGCCCAGAATGGTCAGCGGCGTGACGGGGGCGGCGCCACCGCCGCTCGCAACGGCGATGCGACCGCGGTTGAACCTGGCTCCGGGGCGGCGGGTGAAGACCACGGCTAGTTGCTGCTCTCCGAGAGCCGCAACGTGGCTGCAGACGCCGAGGCGCGGACGAAATAAAGGGTCTCGCCGGCCGCGATGTACGGGAGCAACACGGTCTCGACTGCGCCCCCCGCGATGCTGTCACCGAGGCTCGCGCTTGCCGCGCCGGCCGCCGCCGCTGCGATCGTCTCTTCGCAGGTGGCGCTCGCGTTCTTCGAGAAGAAGAAGCACGCCAGGTTCGCCGAGTCGTTCTTGATCTTGATGTACTTGCCGGCCCAGCTCGACGGGACAGCGTTCGCTTGACTGGCCGAGCCGCAGTCGAAATAGAGGACGTTCGTCGCGGTGACGCCGTCCCCGAATGGTGCCTTCAGGTCCTCTACTCTGCTCATGTCGTGCCTCCAGAAAGCGCCGAGTCCATCGGCGTAGTCATCGATTTGCCGAGCTTGTCCACGCCCGGATTGCCGGTTTTCGGCTTCACCATCGCAGCGTCCTGCGCGGCCTCTTGTATCGAGAGCGACCGTGCAACCTGTTGCGAAGCGGCCATCCGCTGCGGTTGCAGCGACGAGTCCCCCACGAAGTCGAACGTCATGCTCAGCATCACGCGGCGCTTGTAGGGAAGCTCGGTCTCGTTGTGCTGGACGTAGTCGGCGACCTTTTCGCGGAGCTGCTGGAACGTCCGAGGGTGAGCCGCCTTGAGCGCCTCGACGGCCTCGCGGTCGATGACGCCATGCTCCAGGTCGGCGATAACCCTCTCCGGCTCGAGCGCGCCCCGGACGTTAGCCAGGAACGACCGCATAGCGGCAGGCGTGACCCGTTCCTTGATGGCGAGCGGCGTCAGCGTGGCGCCCACGTCGTTGCGTGACTGAGGAATCTTCGCGGCGAGCTGCTGATAAATGGCCAGCAGCTTCGTGGACACCGCCGCGCCTACGTTCGGGTACTGCGCAGCCACCTCGGGCATGAGGCTACTGACGTGGGTCATGGCGGCTTGCGGCACGGCGAGCTCACGCACCCGATTTGCCGTCTTGTCGTAGGTCTCGCGCAGGTTCTCCCCCTGGAACGCCGCCGCCAGTGCAGGCGCTTTCCCTTTCTCGGCGCGCCCCGCCAGCACCTGGGCGACGCGGTCGATGGAGCTGTCCATCTCGGCCGCCCGGCGCGCCATGTCGGCGACGACGGAGTTGCCGCGCTCGCGCAGGAGCTTGTTCGCTACCGTTGCCGCCGCCCCGGTAGCCATCGAGCCGAGCGCCCCGACGCCGCCCGAAGCCATCGAGCCAAGGAACGACGCCATGCCGAGCGCATGGTCGGACGGCGAAATCATCCGGTTGCCGAGCGCCTGGTTCGCGTTCTTGCCCGCAATCTGCTCAAGCTGCCGGAAGCTGTGGAATTGGCGATTCAGCTCGTTGAAGGCGTTCGGGTTCTCGCCCATGCGCACGAGGGCATCGGCGGCGTTTTCCTTGAGGTAGTCAGCAAGGATTCGCTCCGTCTTTTGGAGGTACTTGGCCGACTTTGGAGGGGGCGGAGTCAGGCCGCCGGCAGCGGCCTCTTGCGGCTGGAACAGCTCGCGCAGGCGCCCCCGGACCGCATCGAGCTCTTCGAACGTCATCGACGGTGGAGCTGTGCGCGGACGCATCTGGGTGGAACCGTCCGGGAGCCGCACCGGCACCACCTCGCCAGCTTCGGCCGCCGCTCGTGCTGCTAGCTGCGCCTCGTGCTCCTGGCGGATGATGGCCAGCTCCCGCTCTACCGCCCGCGCCTTGCTCATGGCGCCCGGACTCTTGCTGCTCATGAGCGGGTCGGTGACTTGCTCTTTGACGCGGCGCAGGAACTCTCCCACGTCGGGGTTTTTGCCGGCCGCCGCCATCTGCTCGGAGAGCTCTTTTTTGACGCCGCCAAGCGCTGCGCCGATTTCTTCTTTCGCGGTCGAGATGCGCCCGAGCAGCTCGTCCACGTTGCGCCCGGGCACGAACACCCGCTCACCCTTTTGCGGCCCCGACTGGAACTTGTAGTTCAGCAGGTCGTCTGCAGTCGCCGCTAGCCGTTGCTCCGCCGCTTCGCCCGTCGCGCGCCCCGCGAGACGCCGAATGTCGGTTCCACGTGCAACGCTTTTGAGGGCCTGTTCCTGGGCCAGCTTCGTCAGCGCTTCCTTTTTCGGAACCAGCTTCGAAAGGCCAGCAGAGGCGAGCGGCCCCGCTGCCCCGAGTGCCCCTCCGACGGCGCCACCGAACAGCGCGCCGTGCCCCATGCCGGAGACAATCTTCTCGGCGGTGATTTCGTCGCCGCGCAGCACCGCGTCGTTTGCAGCCGCTGCCCCGCCGTAGATGGCGCCCTCCGTCGC